TCCAAAATGGGACGTGTCTGGAGTACGACTTGCAGGGGCAGCCCTTAAGACCTTCGGAGGTAGAGCATCTGGTCCAGAGCCTCTTGTCGATCTGTTCAACTTCACAGTCAGCGTCTTTCGGGAGGCTTCTGGACGTAAACTTAGCTCCATCGAATGTCATGATCTCTGCTGTAAGATTGCACAGATCGTCGTCGTCGGAGGTGTACGCAGGTCCGCTCTCATCAGTCTGTCTAACCTCACTGACGATAGACTCCGAAGATGCAAGTCAGGCCAGTGGTGGCAAGACAACCCACAACGAGGATTAGCAAACAACAGTGCTTGTTATACAGAGAAGCCAGACTTTGAGGCATTTTTAAATGAGTGGAAAAGTTTATACGAGTCCCGTTCAGGAGAGCGAGGTATGTTCTCTAGAGTCGCAAGTCAAAAGCAAGCTGCAAAGAACGACCGACGAGATGCTTCCTATGATTTTGGAACTAATCCATGTAGCGAAATCATCTTACGGCCTAACCAATTCTGCAATCTATCAGAAGTTGTTGTCAGGTCAACCGATACGCTCTCAGACCTTAAACGAAAAGTACGTACTGCGGCTATCCTTGGAACTTTACAAGCTACCCTGACAGACTTCCGTTACCTGCGTAAGATATGGCAGAAGAACACAGAGGAAGAGGCTTTGTTGGGTGTTAGCCTAACAGGTATCATGGATCATCCAACCCTATCAGGAAGGAGAGATAAAGGTGTTCTTAAAACGTGGCTTACGGAGCTTAAAGAAGAGTCTATTAAGACTAACGCAGATTGGGCTAATCGTCTTGGTATCAATGTTAGCACTGCCATTACTGCTGTTAAGCCTTCCGGCACTGTTAGCCAGTTGGTTGATTCTGCTAGCGGCATCCACCCTAGATACTCAGATCAATATATTAGACGAGTCAGAGCGGACGCAAGAGACCCCCTCTGCACCGTCCTTGAAGAAGCTGGAATCCCCGTAGAAGACGATGTTATGTCACCCTCTACCAAGGTATTCTCCTTCCCTATAAAGTCTCCTGACGGGGCTGTAGTAGCCTCTGAGATGGGTGCTATGGAACAGTTAGAACTGTGGGAGATTTATCAGGACTACTGGTGTGAACACAAACCGTCAATGACTTGTTATTATAGAGACGATGAGTTTCTTGAAGTGGGTCAGTGGTTGTATAACAAGTTCGATAAGATTAGTGGAGTGTCGTTCTTGCCATACTCAGAGCATACCTATCAGCAAGCACCTTATGAGCCTATTGACTTAGAGACTTATGAGAAGCTGAAGGAAGAGTTCCCAGAGACAATTGAGTGGAACATCTCTGAGAACTCTGACATGACTGAAGGATCACAGACGTTAGCCTGTACTGGTAACAACTGCGAGATTTAATCAGTAAACAAACGGCCCCTGCCTAGCTGATCTTGAATGGCGGGGGTCATTCTTACTATACGATCTATTGTTGCTACACCAGGCGTGTAGGTCTGTGCTGCTCTTAGCAGTGGGTCAACATCGCCCTCAGTTAACAGTTTACCAACACCTGTAGATAATTTAGAAACTGCTGCTAGTGGAGGGGGAGTAATGCTAATAGGATCACCACCGTATTCTTGAGCGCGTATATTAAGAACACCACTTGTCATGTTAGACGCTAACTGATTCATAGCCGCACTAGCAACGCCTTCAGGAGTCATCAAGTCTTCCAAGTATTTGTCGTTACTAAAATCCATTGTCTTACGCGCATCATCCCATACACCGGCAATTACACCAAACAACGCAGTGTACTTAGCACTGTTAAGCATTGCCGCCTTTGCTGCTTCAGCGCCTTCTTTAGTGTTAAGACCTTTATCCTTGGCGCGCATAATGTTTAGACCAACTTCAGTACGTAAGTTGTTAGCTTGTCTGTTCATGTAAGACAACATGCTATACATAACGCGAAAGTTAGGATTATCGTTATAGGATTTAGGCATAGCGCTAGCACTAACTGGTTGCCATTTGTTCAAAGATGCACCAGCAAAGTTAGTCACCCATCCGCTTTTTAAATCTTCTTTTTTAAGAGCCTCTACAGTTGCTTTAAACTCAGTAGGTGACAGGCCGCGCATACCGGGATGTTTCTTTAGCTTATCTAAAGATTTTGTATCACCTTTTTTAGCTAAGTCAATACCCCTACGAACAGAGGAGTTGGTAAGTATTTCTTGGCCCATTCTGTTAACAGTACGTACAAGTGATAAGCTGTAAGCGGCTTCTCCTACCTTGTCAACAGCTTTGCTAAAAGCAGCAGGAAAACGTGCATAACGTGCTGTTTCTAAACCGTCATCAAGAGTTTTTTTAGCAGCGTTTTGAACCTCACCCATGTAATTATCTAAACCTAACTGCTTGTTAGATATCCACTTTCTTCCTGCTTCCTTGCCGAACTCTTTGTTAAATGTAGCCAGTATAGCTTTAGGTACTGTCTTTAAAAAAGGCACGATACCGTTCTGGTAAACAGGAGAAGTAACTCCCTCAATAATATTAAGAACAGCGTTCATTGGATTAGCCAACAACGCGGCAGAAATACCACGCCTAGCAACAGCACCAACTGCATCACCGCCAGTCTTTGAAGCCACTAATACGCTACGCAGTGCATCACGAAGGTTATCAGCAACAGCAGAGGGATCAGATACATTGCTTTGTTTTGCCGCTTGCAAACGAGCCTCATCCCTAACTTTCTTAATAACAAACTCTAGTCGAGACATTGGCTTTGCCTTCTCAACAATTAACTCACGAGCTTCGTCTTCATACTTAGACATATCAAGATTAAACCGTTTAGCAACAGCGTTAGCTACTGAAACATCTTTAGCCATGTTACGTAACGCTTGCATAGGATTGTCATAATCAGAAATCCTAACCTGACCTGACGTACCTGCTATGTTGATAGTTGGAAAGTAATCCTCATCTGGCTTACCAAAAGGAACAAAGTCATATATACGAAGAACCTTTGACTCTACTTCCAACATATCTACAAGCTGTTTTTCTTCAGGTGTTCTAGCAAAACGTCGCGCTTCGCTAAAAGTCGTTCTGTTGTCTTTCTTGATGCTTTGGTTGATTCTTAAAAAGAAACTTTTAAGAGAGTTGTTGTTCTCTAACATTTCTGCAAACTTAGAGAATTGTTCCCCATCAAAGAGTTCATCAACCTTAGAGTACTCTGTACGGGCCATCGTTTCAGAGTCTTCAACAAGACGGGCCGCTCGTATACCCACGTTTTTTTCTACCCATTCGCGTGTACCCATAAACAAAGAGCCGACTATTCTGCTTCCCTTTTCAGGATTTTCGTGAATACTGTCTGGAATAAAATCGTCATCGTCTACTACTTCAGTAGCTTTACGCTTATGTGTGCTAGGATCTAAATCACCCGTACCAGAAGATGCACGTCCACGATTAACAAAACCTTGAGCGCCTCCAATGTCTACAGGCGTGTCTAGTGCTTCAGAAACAGGACGAGAAAAATCATCTACAACCTCGCCAGCCCCTTTAGTTAAAAAACGACCAGCAGCGCCGCCTAAAACGCCACCAACACCAGCACCTAGAGCAGCACTAGACAGTCTTTCTTCCCCTTCACCAGCCAAGAAACCGTAAGTAGCCCCTTCAGCGGCACCTAAACCAGCGGCTTGAGTAACTCGTCTTGCTGTACTGGCTCCTTGACTAAGTTTTGCAAGAGCCGCGCCGGGTATAAATAAACTTCCTGCAATACCTGCGGCGGTTAAAGCACCCGACATATAGGGGTTTTCTTCTTCAAAAGTTTCTAATTGCCTACGCGATTGCGTTATTGCATCTGCCCAGTTGTCAGATTCTCCTACCAGCAAACGTACAGTAGCATCTAGCTCATCACCGATACCAAGACCGGACTCAAGAACATCAATAGCGCCTGCCCTAAAACCAGAGTAATCCTCTTCTGTTTCTTCAAAGAGGTTTGCATACTTGCTTGTTGTTGGAGTTTCTTTAAACAGATCAGAATACTTACCCATTTTGTCCCCGTCTCCGTACTAGTTCTGCTTTAATTCTAGGAGTATATTTGTTATCATCGTACTGTAAAATTTCTAAATCATTAGTAGAAACCCCAGCTAAAGATGCGTTTGTATTTAAAGCGTAATAAACACGATCTTCTACCAACGCCTTAGAAACAGATTCTGTGTTAAGACCTAAAGGAAGAATGTATCCTTGCTCCCCAAAAAGAGACTCTATAATATCTGATTCAGAAAGCTTAATAGATTCTTCAAATGATTGTTCTTGTTCAGAATAATCTTTAGGAATATCGCCTCTCTTTTTTAAAGCAGATATAACTTCTGAGCGAGACCTTCCAGTTTCAGCCACAGCTTCGTCTACAGTAGTAGAAAAATTAGATGTTACTTCAGGTTCTTCCCCAGACAAATAACTTCTAACAGCTTTTTGTGTTCTAAGCTGAGCATTTATTTCTTGATTATGATCTCTTAAAATATTGGCACGAGCTTGGTCGTAATACTCTTCTTTTTTTGAAGCACTAATTTTATCAAAAGGTCTTTTATTCCCTGCTTCACTCGCAGCAGATTTAGCATAAAGGTCGAGCTTTTTTTGATCTATAGAAGGGTTGTCTAACTGAGATTCTAACGCAGTTATTTTTATATCTGTTTCTCTAATTGATCTACGATCAGCATCAGCAACTCTATCAGAGTGGTTTATAATGCGGCGAGAAAGATCATTTATTTTATTGTTAGCTTGGTTTTGAAGACCTTTGCTTTTCCAGCCTGCGTCTCCATAATTTGCTTCTTGCATTTTTTTAACGAGGTTTAATTCCCTTGTTAAAGACTCTCTCAGCTTTTCAGGAAGAGTTTCTATTTCAGAAGCAAGACTATCAATATCATCATCTAATGTTTGCTGTCTAGTAGCGGCCTCACCAGCTCTGCGTTGAACCCCTTCATCATAAGTATTTAGGCTATTGACACGCCTAAGCATGTATTCTGACTCATTTCCAGTGTAGTTTTCTACATACTCTTTACGTTCTTCTGGAGTCATTCCTTGCAAATTAACATCAACTTTTTGCTGTTCGGCTTCTGCTTCTTGGTTTTGAACGCGGCTAGAAATAGCCATTCCAGCGTTCATTGCACGAGAGTCCCAGTTTGAAAACGAAGAAAAGTCTACAAGTGGGTTAGCATCTTGTATCGCCTTTGCTCGTGTTCTTAGTGCGGTTGCTTTTGCGTCTCTTTCCTCGTTATTTAAAGAAGGATCAGAATATATCTTAGTATACTCAGTTTCAATAGCACTTAATTCATTAACAGCAGCTACTTTTTTCTGTGCCTTGTCTTGTTCACGTACAGACGCTCCGACTCTAGCAAGAGACTTTCTAATCTCATCTGCCTGCTCTGGGTTTTGTTGCATCAATGCTGTGTAAGAACCAACGGCCTCTTTGTACATTTCAGGAGTAAGGTCTCCAGATAAAGCACCTTGCTCTAAACCAAATAAACCTTTTTGTAGATTTGCTGCTTCAGCTTCTTCACGTCTACGACGAGGCGCACTGCCTAAACCTTGAGCCGCAGTAAATAACCCTTGGAGATATGCTGGCTGAGTTGCCGATCTAACAAAATCTTTTCCAAATGTAGCCATTATTAATCTCCTACAAGACCTGCTAATAAACCAGTACCGGCCGCCCCAAAGAGGTTAGCCTGACCCAGTGCCGCACCCAACAGTGCATCAATACCAGAAGCAGTAGCTTCACCAAACAAACCTGTACCGTACAGTTGAGCTTGTTGTGCCTGTCCAGCCGCTGTCATTCCCGGAGTAATAGAAGACAGTAACTGTGCTTGAGGTACATAACTGCCTGCTAAATACTGCTGACCTAAACCTGCTTGCTGTTGTTGTTCAGCTTGGGCTTGTTGCATGGCACCTAACATAGCTCTGTTACGTGATTCTTCTTGCGCTTGAGCCAATGCAAACTGCTCTGGTGATCCACCAAACTGTGCAGTGCGTACACCAAGACGACCCTGACCTGCTAGACGCTCTTCTAGTGCTAGGCGTTGACGCTCTTCTTCAGGACGTTGTGCTACTCTCATGCGCTCAAAGATAGCCTGTTCACGTTCTCCTGTAGGCATCGCAGCTTGCTCATAAAACTGACCTGCACCGCCAAACAACTGACTACGCATGGCTTGTTCTTCAGGAGAAACACCCATAGTTGTTCTAAGCTGTCCAGTAACAGGATCAATCTGCGTACCAAACTGACCACCAGTAGCGGTAGTAACAGTGTACGGTCTAAACGCTGCCTGTCCCATTTGAGTTTCAGCAAGTTGTGCGCCAAGCTCCTGACCACGCTCACCAATACCACCTAGTCTGTTGTAAGCCGACGTAAGGAGACCTAAAGCAGCAGCGCCTCCTAAAGCGTCTCCTCCGCTAATGCCTAAAGCTTCTAGAAGTTCTTCCATTATATATCTCCGATTAAATCGTTTTACCTATTAAGGCTAGTAGGTTAATTTCTTGTAGTGATAATGCAAAGCCGTTAATGTCAGATTCAAGACCGACAACAACACTTGTTCCGTTCCCTACTGCATTAAGACTGCGTTGGTTAGTTAGTTCACCACCAGTAAACTCTGATAGTGGTACTGAGTTAGCGCCAAACTCATTGACGTTATAAAAAGCAGGTTGTTGATTACCTACTGTAAATTCTGTTGTGCTGAAACTTGTGCCGAAGTCATAGGCAAACTTCATAAATACCGTAGCACTGTTAGCGCCTACCAGTGTTGGTTTAATCTTCTTAAGAATCTTTAAACGAGAAGGATCTCCAAATGTCAAACTAGGACTAAAGTATTTAAAACGATACTTAACGCCATTATCAGAGTAACCTTTGTACTCACTAATCCCGTCTGTTGTTCCTATAAATAGCTTACCGTCTCTACGTGTTTCATACGCAGTAAACAAAGAACCGGGCCAACGAGTAACACGATATGATCCGTCTTCTAGTGTGCCTCTCACGTCAAAACAATATGTAGTTTCTTGCCCTACAAACGACAATAGATAAAAGTTTTCTTCTGGGCTGTATACTGACCTGTAAAAATCTACCTCGTTTTGCAACAAACTAATAATGTCTTTAGTTATCGTTTTAGACAATGAACTGATAGGCATGGACTTTTCTTGTATTGTCCGACCAAAACTTCTTAGCCCTGTTTGCGACAAGAAGATAACGTCTGTTCCTGTATATTGCACTGTGTCACGATCAACGCAACCAACACCTGCAACAGTGTCCGAAAGAGTCATAGAAGAAGGAGAGGTGGCCCCTTCGTAAACAACAATGCTGTGTTGTCCAAAGATAATTAACAAGTTGTTGTGTGCTGCTAAAGCAACAATCTCGTCATATCCGTTAGGCCATACTTTAGAGATGTCAATAGAACCACTAGTACCGCCTGACCAGTGAATGCCGTTTAACAAATCAGACCAGTAAATAGTGGACTTATTATCAGCAAAGTCAGCAGTCCATAAACGACCGTAAGCCGCTAACACTTCGTTGCCGTACATAGTAGAAGCAACGCCGGTAGAGTGAGTATGGTCACTCATAGCTTCTACATCGGCTGAAGTGTTGTCATACACTAAAGGCTCATAACCGCGCTGGAACATATAGATACGGTCATTAAAGTTAACCATCTTCCAGTTATCAGCAGTAATTGTATAACCAGCAGGGGTCTCATCAACCAGTGTTGTAGTACCGCTAAAGATTTTATTATTCCCTGCTGAAAATACTTTAGTGTTTCCTGCATCATCCCTAAATGTTTTGATTGTTCTAAGAGCCGCAGTACCCAAAGCGGTCTTGTTTGTTGTAGTAACCTCATGCCCTTTACGTGCGGCAATACGACCACGCTTGTCAATAACTGCATTGTCTGCAATTTCAGCAAACGACGGATCTTGAGCCAACGGCGAATCTTCGGTGTTAATACCTTTGAATGCCGGCGCTACAAGATTAATACTGCGTAGTTCTTGTGCCATATTAGATAGTCCTAAATACCATCTCTTCAGGATGCTTTGCCGCGTCAATAGCAATAGCGTCTGACAAGTACTGGTTAGCTATAGTAAAGTACTCAGCAGTAGAAGTACCGCCTGTTTCACCACGTTCACGAGCTAACAAAGCTACTGCTAAATGTATTACGGGTTTTTCTGGTACAAGTAAGTTAGTTGCGTCGTTAGACAAATCTGCTTGTCGCTTAATAACATTAAGTCTTAACGTGTAAACACCATCAGGCTGTGGGCTAATAAGAAACTGAGTGTCTCCGTTAGCGTCTAAACCGTCAAAGGTATAGTAAACAGGTGAACCTGCTGATGTGCTGGCAATATACAACTGTTCATTAAACCAATCTTTTGTTTGATAAGTTAAGAATGTTTTTTCTGTTGTGTTAAGAGCAGACATAATTTTTACATTATCACCGCATCCTGTAAGGGAATACTGGTTGTCATCTGCAACGGTGTTAACAATTACAGTGTCACGCAGTGCAGACCAATCAGTAGCATCTTCTACAATAGACTTTGCATCATTAATAAAATCACCAGCCATTTTTGCATAAGTACTTTCATTAGTGCTGTTAACTTCTTCTTCACGCAAACGGCGCAATACGTTATTCATTATGTTTAAGTATGTCATCCAATCATTTTCCCAAATAAACTACGACCAATTAATCCGTCAATTTCTTTAAGGTAATTTTTCTTAGGGGGTGCAATAGCTTGTTGTAGCTGTACAGGTTGATAACCAATAGATGTCATGTATTCTTCAAACATTGAAGCATCTTTACCGGCTTTTCCTTCAGCACCGTCTTCACCGTCTTGTCCATCAGTACCATCAGTACCATCAGTACCATCACGACCATCAGTACCGTCACGTCCATCAGTACCATCAGTACCGTCACGTCCATCAGTACCATCAGTTCCGGGGTCTCCTTGTTCACCCTGTTCGCCTTGTTCGCCATCAGCACCGTCAGTACCATCAGTGCCGTCTTGTCCGGGATCACCCTGTGGACCTGTGTCACCCTGTGGACCTGTATCACCTTGTGGACCTTGTTCGCCATCAGTACCGTCAGTTCCATCAGTACCATCACGACCATCAGTACCGTCACGACCGGGATCACCTTGAGGACCGGGTATAGGATCAAACACAGGCTCTTCTTCAGCTACTTCTTCATCAATTTCAGGACCGCTTTCAGGATAAGATCCCGGAGTTTCTATATCTACCCAAGGAGGTATTTGGTCAGGTTCTAGCGGAGTGTCAGGATCAAACACAGTAACTACAGTACCGTCTTCTCTTACTCTATAAAAATCAGGAATACCTGTTTCACCATCAGGTGCTGGAGCTGGTTCAGGTGCTGGAGCTGATTCAGGTGTTTCAGTAGTATCGCCCGGCAAATTATCAGCACCATCATCAGTAGGAATAGTTTCAGCAGTCTCTGCGTCTTCATCATCAACCGTACTTCCAGAAGGGTCTATTACTACTTCTTCTTCTTCTTCGGTATCTGTAGAAGTTCCTGCGTCACCACCAGCGTCACCACCAGCGTCACCACCAGTTTCTTCTTCAACAGGTGGAGGAATGTTGATTACATAAACAATACCTGTATTTGGATCAGTCCATGTACCTGACTCAGTATATTCAGAAGGATCAACATCAGGAAATTGTTCATTAAATTCACCTTCGTTTAGCAACACCTGTTCCATTTCAGGTGCTGGTTCAGGCTCTGGAGCAGGTGCTGGAGGAGGCTCTAAATCTCCGGGATCTCCAGTAGGCTGCTGTGCTAACCATTCTTCATAGCCGCCAGCTGTTTCTATTTCTTGAACAAAAGTTATTATTTCTGCAAGAGCTTCAGCAGTAATTCCTGTTGCTAAACCGATGTCAAAAGGAGCATCTGGATTCATCTTGATAGTGTTTGCTTCTAAGATTTCCTCCATACTTGGATCAGCCCAGATAGCTCCTAACTCAGACTGACCTATACCGCCTAACATACTTTCAAGACGGGTTCTAAGATTATCTACCCGCTCTACTTCTTCAAATGGAGGTTGTTCAAGACCGGAATTAAAATCAAAAGGGTCATTAAACATACCACCGGTAGAACCAACTGTAACTGGGCTGCTAACTGGTGTGGGTGTTGTAGAAGTTGGTACATTAAATATTAAACCTAGCACCGGATCTAATGGTGCTGGTGCTGGTGCTGGTGCTGGTGCTGGTGCTGGTGCTGGTGCTGGTGCTGGTGCTGGTGCTGGGGGACCACCTATAGGACCGCCATTAGGATCAAAGCCGCCAGTTTCTCCAGCAGGTGCTTTGTTAGGATCAGTAGTAGGAGTACCAGTAGGTAATGTTTGAGTAGGCGTGGTAGTTTTAGTAATAGGCGCAGGTTTAGTCAGCATTCCTGCAAGCCTTTGAGGATTTACAGGCATGTATCCTACAGGAGTGTGTTCAACCCACTGTCCGTTTATTTGTAAAATATCACCGTAAGCCATACTACTTCTTCCAGTTAGCCAAGCCACGTAGGCCAAACGATGCCGCTACAGCTGCACCCAAGAAACCCTTGTACCACTCAGGCATAGCGTTGAGTGCTTCAAAGCCCGACATTACTACAGGAACCATGCTAGGGAAAAATGCAAGAATACAAGGGATTGAAAACAAAATCGTAAACCACTCGTCTTTCCATGAGTTAGCTGAATTGTTTGCATGGATGTTTTCCCAGTTAGCGTCTTGCTGTATAGCTACCATCTTAGCTTCATGGACAGCCTTCTTCTCTTCGGACTTACGTTTAAAGTGCCCACCAATAAGGTCTGTTAACGGTCCAACGAGTGTCTGCCACATTATCTAGCAAACTCCAAGATACCAATAGCAACAGTTATGATTACAGAGATAGACGCAAACCCGCCCTGCATCATCTTTTCCAGCCTATCAAAGCGCTTGTTATGCTCATCAAGTTGTAACTGGATCATTTGATACCGTAAGGCACATTCAGCTTCGTGTTTGTCTAAACGTGCTAATGCGTCATCTACAGAATTCATACCGACTTCCTTATTGTTTTGCTTTG